GCCATTCGGAGATTTTTTTCTGATGCCTGATGTTTTTGACCTGTTTGGTGATCCGGTTCCGTCGAATTGGGGACAGCCGGGTCGTCCTCAACATGTGGCGTCTCAGCAAAATAGGAATCGCGTCAGTATGTTAGTCGCGGCTGGCTGGAGCAACGTGCGCATTGCGGCGGCGATGTACATCACGGTGCCGACGCTACGGAAGCATTATTTTTCCGAACTGAAATTTCGCGAAGTGGCTCGCGATCGATTGAATGCCAACATGCTCACCAAGCTTTGGGAACTGTTCATGGGTGGTAGCGTAGCGGCGGCAAAGGAATTTCGCGATGTGATGCGGGAAAATGATCGGATGACGTTTGAGGCGACGATGGGCAAAGAAGATCCTGTCCCTGCAACTCGATCGTCGAAGGTTGGCAAGAAAGTTGAAGATGAGCAACGCGCGGTGGATGCCGATGAGGCGTTGAATGCCGAGCTTGATGCAGAGGCGCATGGTGCCGCCGCAGTCCATTAGCGATCTTCCTCGCTTTGCGTGTCCAGATTGGTGGGAAAAGATCAAGGCCGGCGAAACGCCAATGGCCGCAGTACCAATCAATGAGGTGAAGGCAGCGAAAGCTTTAGCTTTCTTCAACAGGCTCAAGCTTCCAGACGTTCCTGGCAACCCGCTTCTCCGGGATGCGTGCGGAGATTGGTTTCGTGATATCGCGGTTGCCTTCCTGGCGAGCGAAGATCCGGAAACCAAAGCGCGGCTTGTTTGGGAGCTGCTCTGCATGGTGCCGAAGAAGAACTCGAAAACGACGTATGTAGCCGCGCTCGGGCTTACCGCGCTCTACATCGAGGATGCGCCGAACCAGCAAATGAATCTGGTCGGTCCGAGTCAGAATATCTCGGACAGACTTTTTGACCAGGCTCAGGGAATGGTGCGTTTGGATCAGAAGTTGGTTTCGATCTTCAAGGTGCAGGATCACTTGAAATGCATCGAGCGCAGGAAGACCGGAACGCAGTTGAACGTGAAAACATTCGATACGTCGATTGTCACCGGAGAGATTCCTGTGCTGACGATCATCGATGAGCTCCACGAACTGGGTAAGAAAGCGAAGGCCGCTGCCGTCATGCAGCAGATCCGTGGCGGCGGCATCACCATGCAGGGCGGACAGGTCCTGATGATCACCACCCAGTCGGACGAAGCGCCCGCTGGCATCTGGAAGACCGAGCTTGCCAAGGCCCGAGCCATTCGTGATGGAAAGGCTGGTAGCAACCCAATTATGTTGCCGGTTCTCTACGAGTTTCCGGCCGAGTTGCAGCGTGACAAGACATTCTGGCGAGACAAGAAAAACTGGGGTCTTGTTTTGCCAAATCTCGGAAAATCAATCAATCCCAAGCGGCTCGTCGACGATTACGAGAATAACGGTAAGGCAACCGATCAGGCCGAACAGATCTGGACATCCCAACATCTCAATATCGAGATCGGCGTAGGTCTCGCTGATGGTGGGTGGAGAGGGGCAGATTACTGGGATGCTCAGAGCGAAAAGACGCTCACGCTCGATGAGTTGCTTCACAGATCTGAGGTCGTAACCTTCGGAATCGACGGCGGTGGATTAGATGACTTGCTCGGAGTAGCTGTCATTGGCCGTGAACGTGAAACTCGCAAGTGGCTGATGTGGAATCATGCGTTTGCGCACGAGAAGGTTATCGAGCTGCGTCCTGACATAGCGCCGGTTCTCAAAGACTGTGAGCAGGAAGGCTCACTCGATTTCTGCAAAGTGCCCGAGGATGTTGAGAAGCTCGGCGATATTTTTGAGAGAGTACTTCAGTCAGGATTGCTGCCCGAGAAAGACGCTGTAGGTCTCGATCCTAATAACGTTGGAACGATTATCGAGGAACTGACGAAACGTGGGATGACTGACGAAATGCTGCGGCGGCTGATCCAGGGTGCTGCACTTTCGCCGGCGCTGTGGGGCATGGAGCGGAAGCTTAGCGACGGAACGCTTGTTCACTCAGGCCTGCAATTAATGACGTTTTGCGTGAGCAACATCAAGGTCGAGATCAAAGGCAACGGCAACATGGTGACAAAGCAGATTTCAGGTCGCGCCAAGATCGATCCGTTTGTTGCCTCTTTGTGCGCCGCGATTCTCATGAGTTGGAATCCGCAAGCGCGACCTGATATTGGTGCGTGGTTGCGCGAAGCTGCTGCGGCTGCTGCAGCATGAGTTGGCTTTCCCGTTGGTGGTCAAGACCTGCCTTAAAAGTGCAGGACCCGGAGAATTCTCGCCGGGGAAAGAGTGATACGTGGACCGGATACGATCTCGGCGCTCAGGGAGCAATGCGGCTCTCGACATGGTGGTCCGGTGTTCGGTTGTACGGAGAAACGATCGGCGCGCTTCCTTGCGCTGTTTATGAGCGCATGCCTGACGGCAGCAAGAAGCCAAATTCCGATCATTGGCTATACAATATCGTCCATGAGAGCCCGAATGCAGACCAGACAGCCGCCGAGTTCTGGGAAAGTGTGGTCATAGACCTTGTTGTTCATGGCAACGCTTACTCGTTGAAAGACAAGCGGGGCGACGGCTCCATCATTTCACTGACGCCACTGTCTGCCGACCCGAAGAATATGAGCCGCCGCCGCGATCAGGCCGGCGTGCTGCGATATTCTTTCACCCACCGCGGCAAGCTGTACAACAATCTGACAGAGGACGACGTCTTCCATATTCGTGGTTTTGGCGACGACGGAGAGGGTGGCGGCCTATCGACGCTGTCGTATGCGCGCGAAAGCCTGGGATTTTCAGAAGCAATCGCGGCTGCGGCGGGGACGTACTTCCGCAACGGGATGAAGAGCTCGATTTTTTTCACGCAGCCATCTGGTGGCAAGTCGCTGACGTCAGATCAGCGCAAGGATTTTCGTTCGGCATTCATTGATCCGTACCTTGGGGGAGAAGGACTTAACGCTGGACTTCTTGAGCACGGATTCGACGTTAAATCGGTAACCCTTCCGCCAAAGGACGCGGAAATGCTCCTGACATGGCGGTTCAGCATTGAAGATCTCTGCCGGTGGCTGCGGATGCCGCCGGTTCTTGTCGGCCACGCCGCTCAAGGGCAAACAATGTGGGGATCCGGCATCGAGCAGATCATGCTCGGCTGGTATGTGTTGGGGCTTCGCCCCTATCTCGGTCGAATTGAGCAGGCGATTAAAAAGCGCCTCTTGCCCGCTTCTATCCGCGGGAAGATCTATGCCGAGTTCTTGTTCGAAGGCCTGTTCCGTGCCGACAGCGCCGGTCGCGCCGCGCTGCTCGCTTCACTCGGTCAGAACGGATACCTGACTCGGAACGAAGGCCGAGCGATGGATAATCGGCCTCCTATGGAAGGTGGAGATGTCCTCACCGTTCAATCGAACCTTCTGCCGCTCAACCAACTCGGCAAGGCAAGTGCGGGTTCGCCGGAACAGCAACTTAGATCATCACTCATGAACATTATGTTCGGCGGCGATCTCGATGCGGTGATCGAAGCTAAGATGAAATCCATGATCGGCCATAACGGTGGCCCGTCGCTGCGAGAGGATGAGGCGGCATGAAGACCAAGGACTTTTCCTTCAAAGTGAAGGCTGCCGGCGACGCTGGTGAGATTGAGGGCTACGCTTCGGTCTTCGGTGTGCGCGACAGCTATAACGAGGTCGTAATGCCGGGCGCCTTCGCCGAAAGCCTCGCGAAGCACCAACGACAAGGCACTTACCCGCTCATGCTCTGGCAGCACGACCCGGCGCAGCCGATCGGTGTCTGGAATGAGTTGAGTGATGACGGGAAGGGCCTTTATGGCAAGGGTCAGCTTCTGAAGGGTGTTCAGCGCGCCGACGAAGCTTTGATCATGCTCAAGGCTGGCGCCATTCAGGGCATGTCGATCGGATACCGCGAGGTGGACGTTGAGCCGGCCGATGCGTCGACGCCGCGCAAGCTGATCAAGCTCGACCTGCTCGAAGCCTCCATCGTGTCGTTCCCGGCAAATGGCCGGGCCCGCGTCGACAGTGTGAAATCGGAACGATGCATCGCAGAATTTGCGCGACGTCTTCGTGACGGCGATGTTCCATCCATCAAAGAGTTCGAGGACATCCTGCGCGAAGCAGGTGTCCCCAAGGCCATGGCCGTGCGGATCGCCTCCGTCGGTTATGCGAAAGCCATTCGGAGCGAGTCCGAGGGTCAAGAGGCGATCAAATCCATCAGCGACGCCATTGGTGCGCTGAAGGAACTCACCCACACAACCTGAAGGACTATCCCATGAAACGTTTTGGACCATGGACGGCTCTTGCCGTCATCGTGGCGATCGCCGTTGCTGCGGTGCTCGTCTTCGACTATTCGTCCGTTGCCCACGCTCACACCCTCGGTGTGTACGCCGCGGAAGGTGCAGCTACGATCGGCGTCCTCGAAAAGCAGATGGGCGACCTCGCCGTTCAGCTCAAGGAAGCCGCCGACAACGTCAAGAAGTCGGCCGAAACCACACAGACCGAGCTCAAAAACCTCGGGAACACGACCGCAGAAACCAAGAAGGCGGCCGACGAAGCCTTGATCAAGCACAATGAGTTGAGTGCGCAGGTCAAGGAAATCGAGCAGAAGCTGACCAACCTGCGCAACGGCAATGGCCCGGAGCGGCAAAAGTCTGTCGGTGAGCAGTTCACCGATCGCGACGAGGTCAAGCAGTTCCTGAAGTCGAAGCCGGGCCGCGGTACGGTCAGTGTCCGCCTCAAGGCTGTGATTTCCGGTCTGACCACGGATGCCGATGGCTCCGCCGGCGATCTCATTGTTCCACAGCGCCAGGCCGGCATCATTGCGCCGCCGAACCGTCGCATGACGATCCGCGACCTTCTCACCCCTGGCACCACGTCATCGAACGCGATCCAGTACGTGAAGGAAACCGGCTTCACCAATGCGGCCGCGACGGTGGCCGAAGATGGCACCGCCACCAAGCCGCAGTCGAATATCAAGTTCGACATCATGACGACGGCTGTCACCACCATCGCCCATTGGGTGCTGGCGACGAAGCAGATCCTCGACGACGTCCCGCAGCTTCAGTCGTACATCGATGGGCGCCTGCGCTACGGCCTCCAGTACGTCGAGGAAGGTCAGTTGCTCAACGGTGGCGGCACCGGCACCGATCTGAACGGCATCTATACGCAGGCAACCGCGTATTCGGCGCCGATCGTCCCGACCGCGGCGGGCAACCTCACCAAGATCGACGTGATCCGTCTCGCGATCTTGCAGGCGTTCCTGGCCGAATACCCGGCAAACGGCATCACGATGAACCCCAAGGATTGGGCGGACATCGAGCTGACCAAGACCGACGAAGGCGCGTACCTGTTCGCCAACCCGCAGGGCGGCAGCGAGCCGCGCCTGTGGCGTCTGCCCGTGGTGGAAACTCAAGCCATGACCGTGGACACGTTCCTGACCGGGGCATTCCAGCTTGGCGCGCAGATCTTCGACCGTGAGGAAGCGAACGTCGAAATCTCGACCGAGGACAGCGACAACTTCCGCAAGAACCTCGTCACGATCCGTGCCGAGGAACGCCTTGCACTCGCTGTCTACCGCCCGGAGGCCTTCGTGAAGGGCACCTTCACCACGGCGCTCGCAGCCTAAGCGATGAAATACGGCGTCCGGTGAAGTGCCGGGCGCCGCCTTCGCTCATTTGACAGGAGAAATTCCATGCAGCTTCGCGCTCTGGATCAAATCCACATCAGTTCGGTCAAGCCCGACACCATTCGTCCGGGCGAGGCCTTCGAGGTCAGCGACTCCGCGGGCGAGGATTTACTGAAGAAACACCCGACCAAATTCGCGCGAGTTGATGCCGAGTTGCCGGCCGAAAATCTCGCAAACCAGAAGAAGGTCGGTGATGACGCGGTTCTGGCTTCGCAGAAATCGGAGTCCACTCCGAAGAACAAAGCTGAGCCTCAGCCATCGAACAAGACCGACAAGGACCAGAAAACCAAGGACGACAAGTCGTCGTCCTGACCAATCTGCGCACCGCGCTAAAGGAGAGCTACCATGCGACGTTACAAGGTTCCGGTCACCACAGCAGCTGACGGCTCTGCGACCGCATACACCCCGCGCATCGCGGGCAAGCTGCATAGCATCCAGTATGTGAAGGATGGCTCCAACGGCTTCGCCGATGGCGTTGACTTTACCATCACCGCCGAGGTGACGGGCGAAAGCGTTCTCGCGAAGTCGGACGTGAATGCCTCCGCCGTGTTCTATCCGCGCGCGCCAACGCACTCGCAAGTGGGTGCGGCAAACCTCTATGCGTCGGGCGGCACTGCCGTCTCGGACAAGATCGGACTGGCGAGCGACCGGATCAAGATCGTTGTCGCTTCCGGCGGTAACGCCAAGGTTGGCGTTTTCCATGTCTTGGTTGACGAATAAGCATGCATCTCGTCCTGGTCACCGCTCCGGTCGAGGAACCGATTGAGGCTTCCGACGTCAAGTCGCGCCTCAATATCGGCTCCGAAGTTCCGGACGAAGTCATCGAGGCTTTCATCACTGCCGCCCGGCAGACGATCGACGGCCGCGATGGCTGGCTGGGACGAGCCATCATGCGGCAGTCATGGAAAATCGTCGCAAGCGAATTTCCATTCTGTCCGATCGATATTCCGCTGCCTCCGCTCATCTCGGTCGATGCCATCAGGTACATCGACAACGCTGGCATTGAGCAAGTGCTCATCGAAACGACGGATTACGTTGTCACGGAAGGTCGTCGTGCGACGGTCATGCCCGCTTACGGCAAGTCGTGGCCGAATACGCGATGCCAACCGGGCGCGGTCGAGATCGAATTCACTTGCGGGTACGAGAGCCCTGACGATGTACCGGAGCCGATGAAGTCAGCCATCACGCTGATGGTGAGTAACTTGCGCTCGCTTACGGCGCAAAATCTGTTCCTCAGCCAGGATACGGTCGAAGGCGTCGGTTCGAAGCAATACATCGTCGGCGGCAACGCTGGCGCGGCGGTTGACAGCGCTGTTTCGTCGCTGTTGTCGACCTATCGAGAATTTCGATGAACGCGGCTCAGGCGACTGCCCAGCTTCGCGCCTTCCTGCAGGAGATCGGCGAGGACATCGTCATCCGCCGGTATTCCGGCTCTGGGCCAGATCGGCCAAAAACCGAGGTGACGGTGCGCGCGCGGGTCGTTGAGTATGCGTCGAAGGACATCATCGGCCCAGTCCAGCTTGGCGACCGGAAGTTGATCGTTTTAGCCGATCCGCTGGCCGATCTTCTTCCACTTAAGCCAGCAGTCGGAAACGACGTAGCGGTTGTTCGGAACCGTGAACTGCAAATCATCCGCGTCGACGACAATACCCGCCGTATTGGCGGAACGCTCGTCGGCCTAGAAATTCAGGTTCGCGGCAAATGAGCGCCGACGATCTATCGGCCGTATGGACCGCCATCAAGGCGCGCGCCGCGGCAGAAATCACCGGCCTGCCGATCTTCTGGCCGCGTGAGCCGAACGAGATGCCGGATACGCCGGCGCCATTCGTCTATTTCGAACTGATCGTCGACAAGGCCGGTGCACCAGTGTCCTACGGCGGCGGACGAGGGCGAAATACCTACCGCAACGGCGCAGAACTCAATGGCTACGTCTTCGTGCCGCGCAATTACACCGTCGAAGCCGAGGCTGCTCTTTCCGAGCGCGTCGCCGCGGCGTTTCGAAGCTACCGCTCCGACGTAATTTCCTGTTTCGACGCCACGCCGATGCTGGTCGGCAATGGCTCTGACCTTGTTCCTGCCGGCTTCGAATCTGCCGCCGACCAGTACGAGTGCACGGTCGTCGCCATCGACCTGTTTTTTGACCAGATCGGCTGATCGCCGAAATCCTTCCATCACGGAGAACTGCAATGCCCCTCGCTGAAGGCGTCTCTGCGCGCATTTCGTACAAGAAGTATGCCTCCGGCGTCATTGCCGCGAACACTGAACCCGATGCGGCAACCGATCCCGGTGCGTCTGGTGGTCAGATCCTGCGCCGCGTGTCTTCGACGCTGAAGTTGGCGAAGGACACCTATCAGTCGAACGAAATCCGTTCTGATCGTCAGATCGCGGATTTCCGGCACGGCACCCGTCGCGTTACTGGCTCGGTCACTGGCGAATTGAGCCCGCTGACCTATGCCGATCTCTTCGAGGCTGCATGCCGAGGCACATGGGAAGCGGCAGTCTCGCTGTCGGAAACCGAACTGACCAGCGTGGCGGCTGATGCCGACGCAGCGACCCTGACGTTCGCTGGCGGTGATCCGGTGGCTCTCGGCCTGCGGGTCGGCCACGTCATTCGATTGACGGATACGTCGGCGGCAACGGATTCCGGGCTGAACTTCGTCATCCTCGGCTTCTCCGACTCCAGCAATCGCACGGTTGAGGTTTACCCGCCGCCGCCGGCGGATATGAGCGCTGATACGGATTTCACACTCGCCACGATCGGCAAGCGCCTGAGCGTTCCGTCGAGCGGCCATGTCAGCCGTAAGTTCGCCTTCGAAATCTACAACGAAGACATCGACGTTGCGCGCTTGTTCACGGAATGCCGCGTCGGCGGCTTCACGATGCAGTTGCCGGCCTCCGGCATGTCCACCATCGAGTTTCCGGTGATGGGCCGCAACATGCAGCTTTTGGAAGATGCGGCGGCTCCGTTCTTTACCTCGCCGGTGTCCGAAACGACGACCGGCATCTTTGCGGCTGTGAACGGACTGGTCCGCGTCAATGGCGTCAACCAGGGTGTGGTCACCGGCATCAACATTCAGATGGACCTCAGTCCGTCGTCGGATCCTGTGGTCGGCCAGAACTTCATCCCTGAAGTCTTCCTCGGCCGCGCCAACGTGACCGGCCAGATGACGGCGTTCTTCCAGGATGGCGATCTGGTCAACGCCTTCACCGACGAAGATGAGATTTCGGTCCTTCTCTACCTGACGACCGAGAGTGATCCGGCCACGCCGGCCATGACCATCCTCCTGCCGCGCATCAAGTTTTCGGATGCTGACGTCGCGACGTCGGGCGAGGGCGGTCAGAGCGTGACCTTGCCGTTCCAGGCGCTCAAGGGAGTTGGTGCGGCGGGTGTCGACGCGACCACGATCCAGATCGTGGATACCCAGATCGCCGCCTAACCGACATCCCCGCCGCCACGGGGAAACCTGCTCGGCCCGCCTTGGGCCGGGTGATCGCGATCGAGCGGAGTCGCTGGCGGCGGCTCCGCTCACCCCTTCCGCCAAAGGAAACCGCCATGCCATCAAAATTTGCCGCGCTCGCGGCTGACGTCTCCCAGAGTTTCAAGGTCGAGATCATCGACCAAATCACCGACCTTCCGATTGTCGATAAGGACGGCAATAAAGCCTTCATTGAAGTGCTATCGACCGACAGCGATGCTGGTCGCGCCTTCGACAAGGATCAGCGATCTGCGTATCGTCGGAAGGCCATGAAGAGCCGCAATGGCATCGCGGAGCCGAATGACCCGTTCGAGGAAAACGTTGCCAAGTGCGCAGCGTTGACCAAGACCTGGCATCTGGTTGATCCATTCACCCGAGAAGTGATCGACGTGCCATGCACGGTTGATAACGCCAAAGAGCTTTACGGCGAAGCCGGCATGAACTGGCTGTTCGTGCAGGTTTGGGTGGCTGCGAATGATGCAGCAAATTTTATGAATCGCTCGTCGCGGACCTCCTCGTCTTCGCCGAGTGGCAATTCAGGCGCAACCGTCAACTAAAAGACGGATCGGCGGCGGGGGACCACGAGGACTCTGCGGCGCGTCAGTGGGCGGCACTCAGGCGCAAGCCTGTCGTCGTTGTAGAAGATGCGCCGCCATTTCCTTGGCCTCTGGAATATCTCTGGAATGACTTCCTCGAGCTTTCCATGGGGATGCCATCCGGAGGTTTCGGGCCAGCCGTCATCACATGGGAAACCCTGACGGCATGGTCCGCGCTGCGCGGCGTCGACATCGATCCGCGGGACGCTTTGGTCTTGGTCAGGCTCGGTCACCGGCGGGCAGTCATCCTGCAGGAGGATAAGTCGGATGCCGGTGCGAACACGGATCGACCCAATCGCAAGAGACATCAACCTCATCGTAAATGAGATGCTGTCGCCCGCAGCGCAGAGTAAGGCGGTAGCCGATTTCGCCAGATCCGCCATTGCCGATGCCGATCAAACCAATAGGACAATTCTCGGGCGCCTGCCGCCCAAGACCGTGACGGTGGACGGACGGCCAGGAGCCACGCTCGATAGCGTCACACCGAGCGGCGTCATCATTGCTGAATGGGAATTGTCGATCGATGTGCTGGCATGGATCGCGCAGAAGCTGATCGAACGATCACCGGTCGGTTCCGGCAAATATAAGAAGTCACATACTTTATTTGCCGACGGTGTCGAGACGACGGTTGGCGAGGCTCTTCCGGGAGCTGAGGAATATGTCTTCCTCAATCCGGTGCCGTATGCGCGAAAGTTGGAAATCGGGAAAACTAAGAGCGGGCGCGACTTTCTCGTGTCTGTACCGAACCGGATTTACGAGCGAACGGCTCAGGACGCCAAGGCGCGCTTCGGCAACATCGTAAACATTCGATTTTCATACCGCGCGCCAGAGGGTGGGTCGATCCTGGAATATGTGCCGGTCAACCGGCGGATCGTTCGCAATAGGAAGGGGCAGTTTGTGGGTGGGTTTAGCGAGGGCAACCGTGCCGCCGCCGCTCATGAGCGCTCCCTACGTCTTCCCGCCATCGTCATCACGATGAGGAATCGGTAATGGCAACCACGCAAGAGGCGATCCGTCGCCTCTCGATTCAAGCAACTGTTTCCGGCGTCGATGCGGCGACCGGCCAGCTTGAGAAGCTGGCTGGCGCGCAGAATGACGTTGCGGTCGCCTCCGCCAATACCGAGAAGGCGACCTTGTCGCTGGACGGAAAGTTTGCGAGCATCGAGCGCCGATATGTCGCTCAGGTTCGCGCACAGCAGGATTATGAGAAGGTTCAGCGCCAGGTGAATGCCGCCGTGGCGCAGAACCCGGCCCTCCAGGACCGCGCCAACACCGTCTTGGCCGCAGCAAAGCAGAAACTGGATCAGGTCACCGGGGGCGCGAACGACAACGCCAAGGCGGTCGGTCTCCAGCGATACGAACTTATCAACTTGGGGCGACAAGCGCAGGACGTATTCGTGTCGCTGGCGAGCGGTCAGAACCTTTGGACGGTTGGCATCCAGCAGGGAACGCAGGCCCTCGATATTTTCTCGTCCTCGACGGGGACGGTTGGCGGCTTCTTTAAGCAGGCCGGATCGTGGCTCACGGGTTTTCTCACGGCGGGCCGCATCGCGTTCGGCGGGGTTACTGCGCTGATCGTGGGCTCGGTCGCGGCCCTGAACAGCTATCTTGCCGCACAGCAGAAAGTGAACTTTTCGCTTCTTGGTGCCGGTCGAGCGTCTGGCGCAACGGCAGGAAGCATCAATTCAGCGGCGCAGCAGGGCGCGTCTACGTTTGGCCTTTCAGTATCCGAAGCGCGCGATCTCGCCAGCTCTCTTGCCGCTACGGGAAAGGTCGCGAACGATAATATCCTACCGATCGTCAAGATGGGGCGCGACATCGCGCTCGCCTTCGGGACGGACGCCGCCGGCGCGACCAAGATCCTCGCGGACGCCTTCGCTGACCCGGTCAGGGGCGCGGACGATCTCAACCAGCGACTGGGATTTCTCGACGCGGCGACGAAGCAGAATATCCAGAACCTCGTCGCGCAGAATGATCTTTATGGCGCCCAGCGTGCTCTGCTGGATGGCCTGCAAGGCAGTCTTGACGGATTCGCGCAGTCGCAATCATCGACGGCGAGAGGCTGGACCGCGATCGGGAACGCCATCTCGAATGCATGGACCGGCCTCGGCCAGTTCCTGGCGTCCATGGCTGGCTTTGGCCAGTCTGTCGAGACGCAGCTTGAGCGCGCGCGCCAAAAGCTCGCCTCACTCGAAAATCAGGCAACAGATTACAGTTCTGGCTTCGGCATCAATACGGGTGGCACGCCGGCCGAGATTGCAGCGCAACGCGCCGAGGTTGAGAGGCTCACGACGGCTTATGAGAAAATGGCGACGGCTTCGGCGCGCGCGCAAGCGGCGCAGCAGTCATTTGCTCAGGCGGCTACCGTTCGGTCTTTCACGCCGATTATCTCTCAGCAGGAAGAACTGAACAATCAGCTTCAGGTGATGCAACGCCTCTTCGACAGCATAGCCAATGATGAGGCGGCGGGCGAGCGCCTAAAGGCGATCGGCATCACCTTCAACCAGCTTGCAGCCGCGATCGATGTCGTGAAAGGTCGGCTGGCAAGCCTCAAGCCCGAGTTCGACACCACTCTGGCGCAGCTTCAGCTTTCGAACCGCGCCATCACGGCGTTCTCGCCGGGAGCAAAGGCGGATGTTGCACGTCAGGAATCCCTGCAATCGACCGCGAGCAGTAATTTCACGCCCGAGCAGCGAAAGACGCTGGCCGAGCAGGCCTACCAGAATGCGCTCAAGCAATCCTCTGTAGCACTGAGTGAACAGGCTCGCGCGCGCGAATTGACGGCTAATCAGGCCGTGGCATCGCAGCAACTTGAAATCGATCTAGTCGGCAAGTCCATCGGACAGCAGACAGAACTGCGCGCCAATCTTCAGGCCCGGCAGCAGCTCGAGCAGCAGGCTTCGCAGAACCGCACGGCGTTCGATAATGCGGAGTTTGAGCGGCTGCAGAAGATCAACGCCGAACTCGGCAAGAAAGCGCAGTTCGCCGCACAGGCGGCAGCAAACGATAACGCGCAGTTCACCCTGCAGACCGCGTTCCTTGGCGACGTAGATCAGCAGATCGCCTCGGTACAGCGCAGCCTTCACGGTGCAGACTGGCAAGCGTTCATGAACGACGGGTTGTCGGCGACGATGCGTATCGCCGATGGGATGAAGCAGATCGGCGCTGCCCTGCAGGACGTCAATCGCGGGTTCTTCACCGATTTTACGCAAGCCATCCGAAATGGCGCGAGTTGGCTTGATGCTCTCAAAACAGCCGGTCTGAATGCCCTCAGCAAAATCTCCGATAAACTGGCGCAGATGGCGGCCGACGCTCTCTGGAGCAAGGCTTTCGGCGGTGCATCCACGTCAAGCGGGGGGATCGGCGGATTTCTGACCAGCCTGTTCGGCGGCGGCGGGGTCGGCAGTTACGGCCAGTCGTTCAATGCCACGGGCCTCGGCGCGGGGACCGGCGGGCTGTCGTTCCCGGTCTTTGCCGCACATGGTCGCGTATTTGCAAACGACAACATCACCCCGTTCGCGGGAGGTGGCGCTTTTACTAACCAGATCGTGTCTCAGCCCACCATGTTCCAGTTTGCCAACGGAGGCGTTCCGAACCTTGGCGTGATGGGCGAGGCCGGTGACGAGGCGATCATGCCGCTCACACGAGGCTCAAACGGCAAGTTGGGCGTTCAATCTCACGGTGGTGGTGGCACGACGCTGAATATCACGAACGTCAATGACTTCCGCGGCGCCGATCCCGGTAGCGAGGCTCGCATTCGCGCCGACCTGGACCGCCGCGATGCGAAGCTGCGCCAACAGATCGTTGCGGACGTCGACAAGACGCGCCGAAACAACCCTCGCTATCTTAAGGTTGGGTGAGACGTGACGCCGATCTGGGAATTTCCTTGCGAGTGGTATCGATTCGCGACGGCAAAGTGCTATCTGCGCTCGCGGTCGCAGGCGTCCATCTCGCCATGGACCGGCCGGCGCAATGTCTATGGTCCGCACGCGCAGTTCTGGGTCATCGAAGTGTCGATGGTGAACATCGATGCGCCGTTGTCATTTCAGATCGAGGCTTTTTTGGAGCGCGTTGGTGGATCTTCCGGCCTGATCCGAATGGGAAGCCCCATGCAGCCCGAGCCGCAATGGAATATGGACATACAAGGAATCGACCAGGCCTTCGCCGATGGAACGCTCTGGAGCGACGGCACTGGCTGGGTTGAGGGGATGCTCCCTCCGAAAATCAGCGTCATTGCACCGGAAGTCCACAGCGCGGCCAGCGCCGTCCTAGGTGGCGGCCTTCCGCTGTCGACGGAGCGGGTCTTGCGGCGCGGCGACATCATTGAATTTCGCCGTGGGGGCATCGCCGATGAGACGCCGAGCATGCATCGCGTCATGATGGATGCCGCGACTAACGCTGACGGCAACACCCGCGTCGTATTTCGTCCGCCATTGCGAAAGGGACTTGCTGCCGGTGATATGGCGGTTCTGCAGCGCGCCCAGACGGTCTTTCGGTTGTCTGACGATGACCAGGGGCAGGCTGGATACACCCCGCCGACAACCGCCAGTCTTGGCTTTACCCTGATCGAGAATGTGCTTTGAGCGCGCTTATCACGCCGGAGATGGCGAGGGCTCTGAAGGAAAAGCGCCCGCTCGCAGCCCTCGTCGAATTGGATCACCCGGACGGCCTCGTTCGTGCATGGTCCGGCATCGGCACGCTGCGCTACAACGGCGAGGATTGGTACGGTTTGGGCATCTTCGGCGACGTCGGTCCGATGGTGATCACCACGGAAACCGTCATCCAGGAGATCACTTACAGTCTGTCAGGCATCGAACCTGATCAGGAAGAACTGCAGTTTCTGAATGCCTTCGTTCGCGGCAGGTCCGGCCGGCAATGGCTGGCGGCGCTGGACGAGCAGGGCAGGGTCATCAAGGACCCTTACGAGCTGCCGAGCACCAGGCTCGATTACCAAACGCAAGACGTAGATGACGACGGGACGGCGAAGGTTTCGGTTTTGGCCTACGCAGGCTTCTACACGCTTGAGCGGTCGATCGACGAATGCTGGACGGCTGAAGACCAGCGCAAGCGGTATCCCAACGATAGCGGCTTCGACCTGATCACAAGTCTCACCGGCAAGGACATCATATGGACGCGGACATGATCGACGCTGTCGACCTTGCCATCGAGCGCGCCGTCGATGAGGCCTGCGGCCGTGAGATGGTCTATGGCGAGAATGACTGCGTGTTGTGGTGCGCTGCCGTTTTGATGCCATTCCTCGGGTATGACCCGGTTGAAAGCTTTCGTGACCGATATGCCGACCCTGTAACTGCTCAATCATTGATGGGCCCGCTTGGTCTGGCGCGCGAGATCGGACGAGTGGGGCAGCTTCGCGGCTGGCGCCGGAAAAGCTCTGACGATGCGGCGCTGGGCGATCTTGGAGTCATCCGGACGGATTTCGGCCCGGCCTGCGCACTCTTCTGGCGTATGGACATGTGGGTGGGGCCATTGAGTCGCGGATTCGCAACCGTCCCCCGCAAATCAGCGCGCTTTATCTGGAGGCCGCTGGCGTGCCTCAGCTAATCATTCCGTTCGCGCTCTCGACGGCGCTTTCCCTCGTTGTCCGCGAGTTGTCGCCAAAGCCGACAAACCTCAGCGACAATCAGCCGACGCAGGTTAATTCGCCCGAGGTCAGGTTCACGGAAAAGCAGTCGCTACTCCCGAAGCGAATTATCTACGGGCTCGCTGAAACCGGTGGTGGTATTTGTTTCGAACGGGTGAAGCCGCCTTATCTTTACCGGACCTTTCTTCTGTGTGACGAGCCGATCGCCGGACTTCGTCGCGTGCGCATCGAGAAAAACAATCTGTTTTTCGACGGATTGACCAATAATGCCATCCGCTCACCGATAGCCACGGACGGGCAGGCGAACTATCCCGGCCGCATGAAGGTTTGCTTCCGAGATGGCGATCCAAACCAGACGATCGATGCTCTGCTCGCATCGGATTTTCCATCGCTCGCGGCTACTTATCGCCAGCAGGGCGTCGCAACCGTCACGGTGAGACATGATTACGGAGCCGATTGGGACGAACGGCAGAACCTGTGGGGCTCCGCCGACGCGCCAGATCTTATGTTCCTGCTTGAGGGTATCGGCGTCCCTGATCCGCGCAAGCCGACCAACACGATCTTTTACGACCCGAACGATCTTGATGAGGCCAACGCGGCACGCGCAACTTGGACCCGTGGCGTCAATAATGCGGCGCTGGTTCAAGCTCACTTCCTGACCCAGCCCTACGGCGGGAAATATCGGCCCGATCAGATCGATTGGGACAAGGTGATCAAGGCGGCCGACTACGACGACGAGTTCATCGGTGTGAAGGACGGCGTACCGATCCGCCGGCATACGATCGACGCGGCAATCAAGCTATCCGGTCAGAAGCCGAGCGACATCATCGAGACATTTAAGACCGCCAATGGCGGCTTCATCCTCAACAGCGGATCGCGCTGCTGGCCGACATCGTCGCTTCCGCTTGATCCGGTAGCGACGATCCATGACGGGCTGATCGCCGGCGGAATCCAGTACCGAGATGGTCTTCCTCAGCGGGAGGCGGTCAACCGCCTAAAGGTCAGGTTCATCGTCGATGAGAGAAACTATCAGTTGGACGATGGGCCGATCCTCGATCGGACAGACCTGCGAGCCATCGACGGCGAGCCGCTCGACGACACCTTGGAGCTGCCTTGTACGCGCGATGATCGCCGCGCCCAGCGGCTGCAAAAGCGCTATCTCGACCAAAAGCGGCTCGGAAAAACGCTGACCGTTCCGGTTGATGTCTCATATCTGGCCGACTGCAAAGGTCTTCTTGTCGGGTACCCGCATCGCTTTGAGACGGTGAACTTCAAGAAGTCGAACGGGATTTACTTCTGCCGGAAGGCAACATTTGCAGCCGGTTTCGCCTCTATCAGCCTCGACCTGATTGAGTACGACAAGTCCATCGAATCCGACTGGATTCCTGAGCGTGACGAACAGACGTTCGTCCTAACCGATCTGGACCTCGACTAATGACATTTCATCATGACGCTGCTGCGGCGCTGCCGCAGAGCGGAATCGTGCGCAATCTACTCCGGGCTCTCCTTTACCGGGACGTACCCTACGTGCTGGCCGATGATGCCAACCCCGAGGACTTGATCGGCGTCGATCCCGAAACCGGCGCAGCGATAATCGATATTCTCTACCGGGGTCGGCTGTTTCACTACGACGCGACCGACACCGAGACGCCGAACGACGGCGTGACCACGCTCGTTATTGATGGAGGGCGACGCTATAAGCTCGACGATCTGCGGACGCCTAAATCGGTTTTTGACAAGGATCTGACCGAACCGCCGGCCGAGGCGGCGGTGGGAGACACCTATCTCCTTATGGGCGCTCCGGCGGGCGACTGGGCGACGTTCAGCATTGGCTCGATTCTTTATCTATCCGCTCGCGGATGGGAGAGTATAGATGCGGCCGTTGGTGCGTCTGTCTACGTCCGAGACGAGGGTGGATACTATCACCGCAATGAAGACGGAGACTGGGTTGCTGGCTTCGGGGCCACGCCACTCTCTCTAAACTCGGTACCGTTGTCCGCAGCCATCAACTTCGGCGCGCGCCTCATTGTCGAAAATTCGACCACCAACAGTCCACCAGCAGATCCCGAGGTCGGCGTCGCTTATATCTGCGGTTCAAGTTCGGTTTCTCCGTTCGTTGCGAATAAGATCGCCATCTGCGAGGTGGCGGGGTCATTCACGATCTACGACCCAAAAGAAGGCTGGACCGCATACGACAAGAACCTCAATCAGGATTTACGGTTCGACGGTTCTGCGTGGATTTCTGCGGCAGGAACGTGGATTGATCGGAGGACAACGCCGCTAACCACGTCAGGCTCAACGACAGCGCCGCTAGGAACGAATCTCTATGTCTATTCGCTGACGACCCCGCCGACAACATCTCAAAGACGCCTGATTGATACCGTCACACTCAGCTTTGCCGCAAAAAAAACTGATGCGGTTCTTCGGTTTGAATATACGGCAAGTATCACGACTTCTGCTGGCGGCAGCCTAGCCGTCAGCGATTGTGCTATATCTGTTGCGCTGTTTCGTGACAGTGGTTCGAGCGCGATTGCATGGTGTACGACCCAGAGCGGCATTACTGCTTCTAGCGTGTATGCCCCTGTTTCCGCCAAGTTTGAGGTGACGGCTCCAGATGCCTCAAGCCACACCTATACAATTGCGCTCCTATCCGGTGCAAATGGCACATCGGCACAATATGTTGACGCCACCAACCTTGGTCGCCGGCTCTTCACAGTGCAGGAAGCCGCCTGATGACCGACCATGCCACGCTGCTGACATGGGCGGCGGCTGAGCGTCAGAGGAAAGTCGTCGCGGGCTTCGATCTCGACGGAATGCGGATCGAAACCGATACGGATTCCCAGCGCGTGCTGACCTCCGCCTATGTGATGGCGAAGGGTGATCCAGAATTCAAAATTGACAACTGGAAGATCGCGGACGGCGTGTACGTGCCGTTGAGCAATAAAGCGATTATCGCGGCTGGCGATGCTGTGACGGCCTACGTCCAAGCCTGCTTCAACAAGAACAAAGAAATCGATCAAGCGATACTGTCCGGCGCCATCACGACGCGGGATGAGATCGTGGCTGCTTTTGAGGAATTGAACTGATGGCTGGTAATCCGCATCCGGTATTCCAAGATGGTGTCCCGGTTCAGAAGGGCAACGCACGGGCTTATCTGCCGATCCGGCTTGGAAATCCCGATGCGCTGCGGGCGCTTGACGGTTCGACCTTCTGGCTCTGCTATATCCAGACCCTTATTGCGTTCTTCTATCGCGATACCAGCGACACGGAGAGCGAGGATAACGGCGCATCGATCATCGTCGATGGAAGCGGCGGCATCTGGAAGATCATTTCGAGCGGGGCAGGGATCGCGATCAACGCCGCTGGTCCAGTTGCGGATCGCGGCGACTTCGACAGCGAAGACCCAGGATTCACTTATTTCGGAACGGATACGTCTCTTCTTTACGTTCGCGTTAATGGTGGAGGGTGGTCTTCCGGATCATCCATTGCGGGGCCCAAGGGGGATAAGGGCGACAAGGGAGATACAGGAGACGCAGGTGCTGATGGATCTGACGGCGCGGCTGGGCCAGCCAATTCTCTATCAATAGGCACCGTGACCGGCGGCGATACGGCTGCCGCCACGATCACCGGAACCGCACCGAACCAAACCCTCAATCTCACTTTGCCGAAAGGTGATCCTGGCAGCGACGGAAATGACGGCGCCGCGGCAAGCATCACGGTTGGAACGGTAACGACTGGTGCAGCCGGATCATCCGTGATCGTCGAGAACTCCGGCACATCGTCGGCCGCAGTTTTGGATATTACGATCCCTCGCGGCGACACAGGAGCATCGGGAAGCGGTACGGGCGACATGCTTGAATCCGTTTACGACCCGAACGGGAAAGCTGCGGACGCCTTCGACCAAGATAATATGTCCGACGGTGCAGTGAACAAGAATTTCACGGCCACGGAGAAAACCAAGCTCGCGGGCATTGCGGACGGTGCGGAAGTCAATGTTCAAGCTGATTGGAATGCATCTTCTGGTGACGCTGCGATCCTGAACAAGCCGGCTCTCGGCACCGCTGCCGCGCTCGATGCAGGATCAAGCGCAGGCAATGTTCCTGTGCTTGATGGCAGTGGATTGATCCCGTCTGCGATCCTGCCGTCCTACGTTGACGATGTTATCGAGGCCAGCGATTTTGCCTCTCTGCCTGCGACGGGCGAGAGTGGGAAAATCTACGTTACCGTCGATAATAATAAGACGTTCCGCTGGTCGGGTTCAGCCTACGTCGAGATTCAAGCATCGCCCGGTTCGACGGACAGCGTAACGGAAGGATCGACCAATCTTTATTTCACTGCGCAGCGCGTTCGCGATGCGGTGCTGACAAGCCTTTCGACCGCAACGAACGCGGCGATAGCTGCGACAGACACGGTTCTGGCTGCGTTCGGAAAATTGCAGGCTCAAATCAGCGGTTGGGCCAGTGCCACTGTTACGCTCACGGGTAAGACGATCAGCGGAGCAAACAACACGCTCACGGTACGACTCGCGAGTGATGTTACGGGCAATCTTCCGGTAACCAATCTGAACAGCGGCACGGCAGCGTCCTCTTCCACCTTTTGGCGCGGGGATGGCACATGGGCGGCTCCGTCAGGCAGTGGTGGGGGTGTTATCTCCGTCAATTTTTACACGTCCACGCAGACTATCACCATCCCAGCAGGCGCTACTTCCGCCTTAGTAACGATGGTCGGTGGTACAGGCGGTAACTTTGGAGCAGGAGCCGGAGGTCTTAAAAAATACCTTTCCGGCTTAACGGCAGGAAATACTCTGGTTGCTACAATCGGTGCCGCAGGCTCCGCAGGCGGAGGCAACGGCGGGAATACCACTCTCGCTTCGGGTACTCAGACAATTTCAACGCTCACGGCGACTGGAGGACAAGGGTCCGGAGGATCCGGCGGCTCCGCCAGTGGAGGTGATATCAACGCCTCAGGCTCAAACGCATTAAGTTACACCAACCCTTACGATAGCCACGCGATTAACCTCCCAGGAATTTCAGGCTTGGGTCTTTCCATGGGTGGCCTGTCTGTGGGTCAAGCTGGCTCAATTATGATCGAATGGTACGCATGATCTGCCTAAACTGAGAATGATGCTGGCGGGTCGCCTTGGCGGTATCGCTCAATCATCATTCGAAAGGCGGATTCCAAATTCCTAGTATACGCGCGGTGTCAACATTTGGCTGCTGGCGCAGATCATTCTGTTATTTTGATGCCTCATGCCTCATGCCTGATCTTAGTTAGTAATGGCTGCGGCAAGAATATTTTTAATGTTTCTCTTTTTTATGGCTTCATACCCGCGATCTTCTAAGTCGCGCCGTTTCGCATCATCTTGAATGAGGCTTAGTACATCAGAAACTAATGTTGACTTTGAGCTTGGTTTAAACCCTCGAGCGATATCAGGCTCAACAGCTGTAAATTCTTCAATATGCGCGACTACGGCCTTACGATTTGTCATTAGGTACGAGGCCCGAACTATCTCAAAAATTCCTGACGATTGATAAAGGCTGACGTTCAATATGATTTTCGAGCGTGCTATTAACGCGTCTCGCGCTTTGCCATAAAGCCCGCATATATACATGGCAGAAATTCCATGCGCACAAAGTGCATGGAATACCGACAGCCTCACTTCATTTGTCAGCCCGTATATCAATACATCGATGTCCTGCGTCTCCAGTTTTGATATTCGCTCAAGGATTGGAGCATAGCCCACTGGCACACAAATGACTTTGTGTTTTGGATTTAGTTGTGACCATGCATCTAAATTAAATTGGCTATAATCCCAAATTTGAAAACGAGACGCGTAAGATTTCATCTCAGGTCGAATCGACATTGGGTTGATATTTCGGAGTTGCTCAAAATTATAAATTATAGTGTCGTCTTTTAAATTCGACTGGTCATGAGGCGATAGCATTTGAGCACCAAACACTATGTTTCTCGCACTAGAAGAAAACTCATTAATTGAATAGGTGACCTCGTGCCCAAGTTGGCCGAGACCCCAAATAATTGAATCTATAACCTCTCTGTATCCATTTAGTCCGTGCATACGAGGGTGTGGAATAATATGGGCGATGTGAAATTTCATTTTCTTCCGTTAGGTGTGCAATACCAATGATGTGCTAATGCCAAGAGCGGCGTTACGGCCAGTAAGCTAACCATGCGCACCCCATGAATGTATCGTCAATCCTATCGTTACTCGATACAATGAACGGTACCTCCGGGCGCGGAAAAGACCAACCCATTTAAAGCACAAATCCAATGCCTAACGCAGCGCCAGAAAGGCGGCGGGGCTATCGTCCGAGTAAGGGCGGAAATACGTCAAAGAAGATCGCGGCGATCAGGATTATCGCTGCAGCGCCAACACCGATACCCAAAACAATGCCGAGGATGAGTTCGGCCGCCCCATCATCATCCGACATCAGGGAACCGTATCCCTGAAGGCGGCGAAGACAACTGCCAAAACGGAGTATTCGAATGTCCGACGCGCCCCCGCCGGCCGCTCCCGTGCGCCTTATCGACAACTGGAAGACCGAAATCCTGCGGCTTTGGAGCATGCGGGTTGCGATCTTCTGGCTGGTGATTGCCGGTCTGATCCTTGTCTGGCCGGGACTTGCAGGGTCGATCCATCCCGGCCTGTACGCCGTTGGCGGCGTCGTCATGGTCGTGTCGTTCGGAGTTGCGCGGCTTCTTAAGCAGCCAGGGACCGAGCAATGAACCGCCCCGTAGGGAAGAAGGGCGCGGCGGCGGTTGGGCTTTCTGCCGCCGTGATCGCGCTGGCGACTGCTGGCTATAACCATTGGGAAGGTCGGAATTACGTCGCCCGACACCTGCCGTTCGATCCTTCCGGCGTGATCACGGTCTGCGGCGGGATCACCACACACGACATTCCGACGCTGAAAGAAGGCCAGCGATTCACCGAGAGCGAGTGCCTTGCAATGATCGGCAAGGTCATCCCGCGCTACGCGGCTCCGGTGCAGGAATGCATCCCGTCTTTCAATTCCATGCCGCCCCATCGTCAGGCGGCAATGATCCTGTTCTCAATCAATCTCGGGCCATCGATCGCATGCGGCCACGTCGCGCGGCTTCTCAATGCCGGTCGCGTGAAAGAGGCCTGCAACAAGATGTCGGACTACGTCTACGCCAACGGGAAATATCTCAAGGGTCTCGACAATCGCCGCAACGATCCCGTGTGGGGCGAAAAGACGTGGTGCTTAAGGGAGGACTGAAATGCCGGGCATCCTCGTAGTGGCAGTCGTCGTATCGGTGTTTGTGGTTTTATCAGCGGTTTGGGTGGATTGGTAAAATGGCCGATTTAATCTGGTCGCTCGCGACCTCATACCTTGTGCTTTCGATCATCGGCATCGTTCTGTTGGCCGCGCTGGTTGTCGGCTATTTCCCGCTCGCAAAATACCTGCCCGTGATCGGACCATATATCGAAGCGGCAAAGCTTATCGCCTTCTTGTTGTTCGGGCTGTTGTGCTTCCTCATCGCCACGCGGCTTTCGGATGAGCGCGCCGAAGTGAAGCGCCTCAAGACCGATCTGGCGTTCACCCAGCTACAGCTCGACACACAAAAGCAGACAGCGGAGCAGGCGCAGAAGCTCCGCGAACAGGCCGAACAGCAGGCCGCCGAAGCAAACCAGAAGGTGACGGACTATGAGGATCGATTGGCGAAAAGCCCGGGCGGTTGCGGCTGCTCTTTCGATGATGACGACGTTAACAGCCTGCGCGGGATTGCCCGGTAGCCCGACCAAGGCGTCGGTCCAGATTCCGCGCGACTGTGAGGATCTAGCGAAAATCGTTCCTTATCCGCCGGTGACGAAGGGGCAGAGTGCCAAGGTATCGGTCGCCCGTCACAGGGCGGCGCTGGGGCAGGCGAACGGGAATCTCAAGGCAACGCACGACTGCCAAGTGAGCCAGCGCGAGCGGTTCGCCAACGGCTTCTGACGACACTCTAAGGCTGGGAATGCTGGAATGACAAATGGAACGCCTCCAGATGCCACTGACGTTCAGGAGGCGTTCTGGAAAGGCCTCACGGATCAGCGGGTCGCCAACATGTGGGACGCCGCCGACTTCATCCACGATCTCTCGCCTGCGGCGAGAGAGTTTCTGCTGAAGGCCGACAAGAAGAAGATCGAGCAGCTCGAATCCCACATCGACTTCATGAATGCCGCGGGCATCGTCTGGAAGTTCTTGTGGGTCGGGATCGCCACGGCTTTCGGGCTTTTCGTCGGCATGACCCAGATCTGGGACTGGTTCGCCAAGCACTTCAAGATCACCGGCATCAAATAGGCCGCCGGGCGCAACCCCAAACATCGAGGTATTGAAATGAGAATCGCTGCTCTTGCGGCGGCGCTGGCGTTTGCCTGCGTCGCATCGAGTTCGCATGCCGGCACCGTCCGGTCCCGCTCCGGTGCCACGGCGCATGTCGCCGACCGCGCCGTCTCGGCCTTCCAGTGCCTGGTCGATCGGCTCGACGCCTCGGGCTATCGCATCAGGTTCATGGGAGGGTACAGGCGGCACGGATCTGTGAAGCACTCGCTGCACCCCGCAGGTCTCGCGCTCGATATCAACCAGTATGCCCGCAACATCACCCGGCCGCGCATCCCGTCGACCGCCACCAGCATGGCGCGGGCCTGCGGCCTGATCCATGGCGAAGTGTGGGGATGGGCGGACGCCGGCCATTTCCAGTTAGGCGGCTGGGCCGGGCGGGCACACGGCAAGCGCTACGCGCGGCGCCATCATCACCGTAAGCACTATGCGAGCACGCCATGATCGACCCGATCAAAGTCGGCTGGACCGTCGCTCTCGTGATCGCCCTCGGCATCGCGGCCTACTGGCTGTTTCCCAGATGGCGGTGATGAACGGATGGTCGGACAAACGCATCATGATCGCGGTGATGCTCCTGGTGGCGGCCGTGGTGGGTTTCCTGCCACGGCTGGGATGAACCAACACGAATTCGCCGAAAGGCGTCAACGAACCTCAGCCGCCTTATAACGGCTGTGGTGCGATGGCAAAGATAGTGCTGTTGCTGCCCTCCTTGGGCGTTTCCTCCCTAGACTTGCCCGCGCCGGTTCGCCCGGCGCGGGCTTTTTTATATCCCAATTCTCGCTCCCATCGCGGCGAGCCAGATTGGCGGTTAGCCGCGCGCCGAGAACATGCGGGCAACTTATTGGCTAACCTTGGTTCCTAATATATTGATTCATATAAAAATTGCCGGTCCGCTAGGGAGCGCCAAAAACTACCTAAATCAATGCGCTATAGACAGGTTAGCCGGGGTGGTTAGCCAGCGCGGCTAACCCTGCTTCGGGCGCCGCCAAAGGGCGATCTTGTCCATCGCGGCCGCAGCCATCACTTTCTGTTCGGCTTCGCGGCTGTACAGCTCGGCGTGCTCGATATTGTCGTGGCCCAGCACGTCCATTAGCTGGCGCGTCGTTGCTGCATGCTCCGCCAATACCTTGCCCAGCGTCTTCCGCAGCCCGTGGAGCGTGTAGCCCGGCGGCAGGCCAGCGGCCTTCGTCCATTTACGCATGCGCCCCGTGAGGCTCTTGGCGCTGAACGGCTTGCCCCACGCCGTCATGACCACGAATTCGCGCTCTTCAAGGTCGTTAATGGCCCGCAGCGCGTCCTGCAGATTCGGATGGATCGGCAGCACCAGTTCTTTGCCGGTCTTTTTCTGGATGACGTTAGCCACCGTCTCCTGGAGATCGGCGGGGCGCACCCTCGCCACGTCCGACCGGCGATGGCCGAAATAAAGCGCCAGCGAATACACCAAGCGGGGCGTCGAGCCGATCTGCCAGTAAGCCTCAAACTTATCCAGCATCTCTTCCGGCCATGCTTTCCACCCGCCATAGGCGGGCCGATATTTAAGCTTGTAGGTCGGATCGTTCTCGATCCACTCCTGGTCGAGGGCGATACAGATCAGTTTGCGGATGACGCGGAGCAGGTGAGCCGCCGCGTGAGGCGTCTCAGCCCGGCGCGCCAAGAGGGCCTTGATGTGTTTGCGTTTCAGGAATGCCACATCAACATCGCCGAACGTTAGATTCTCACCCTCGACCACAGGCTCTGTCAGGAACCGCTCGGCGATACGCGTCTGGGCTGTCTTGATGTCGGGACCGAGCGCCTTCCACTCGGGATCGTCGCTGCGCAAAAGCCGCCACGCGGCCTTAAAGGAATGAGGATGGGCAGCCGTGGGAAGAGGGACGACAGCCGCTTTTCTGACCGGGCGACCCTCGATCGCTGCAGTATAGGCAGCCTCGAATTCCGGATGACCAGGCGCATGCGGAAGTTGAATCGTTTTCTTGCCGCGCCTAAACCGCCAGCGGACTTTGCCGTGGCGGTCGGAATAGCAACTTGCTCCGGGGTGCTCGTCTGACATAGCCGGGCAGGCTAACCGGCGCCGAACATGCGGTCCAGTGGGTTGAGAACACGTTCTTCGGGCAAATCGCTGAACGCGGCATCGAGCTGCAGGCGATCCCATATGACGCGGCCATCGACGCGCTTCGGCTTGGGCATTCGGCCATCCGCCACCATTTCATCGAACTTGGTGGTGCCGACGCCGATATATCGCGCCGCGTCTTCATGCGACAAGCCGCGAGGCGGATAGGAAACGGTGTCGGTCCGCCGCGGCGCGCAAACCCTCACCGGTCGATCTGGTGTCTCGCGAGGCGGGCTCATCAGGGTCATGCCGCGTTCCCTCGCGATAAAGGAATTGTCTTTGCCGCTGGCGGGCCGACGCGTTCGCAGTTGAGGGGACTGTCGGTCCAGCATTCCTGATAGACCGTGCGCCGGGGTTCGCGCCCCAGAAGCAGGCAGCCACATTTCAGGCAAGTCTGCTGCGGGTTGGCGGGGCATGCGGCTTCGGCCGCGACAAGGTGCAGGCGGCGGCCGGTCTCGCTCATGCCGCACCGCATTCCGCTGTTGCACGCATGCGGGCGAGGGCCTTTCTGGCGCGGTTGATGCGGCTGCGGACGGTGCCGATCGGCACCGGGATATCGCTGGCGATCTGATGATAGCGCATCCCGGCTGCGAGCCGCTGCAACACAGCCTGATGCTCGGGCGAGAGGGCGGCGAACTCCGCCTCCGTGTAGATTATGGTCTCGGCGTTCATGCGACTTTCCCCTGGCTACGGACGATCTGATAGCGATAGCTGCCGATCTCTCCATGCCGCACGGCGTGGCCGGCGCGGACAAGTTCGAGCAGAATTTTTCGGGTCGAATCCGGGTTGAGATTGTTTGGCTTGGATATCTCGCGCGGCGTGCGGGGCCGGTCATCGGCGAGGATCTGCAGCACCAGCGCGGAATGCTCGGCGGGCTTAAGGGAAAGTTGCATTAGCGCGCCGCCTGCGGACGGATCACCGGCGCGATGCGTCCGGCGAGCTCAGCGGCTTCCGCGTGTGCTTCCTCGATGGTGCGGCCAGCCTGCCGAGCGAGCCGGAAGGCGTTGGCAACCACAGAAGAAGCCGGGAAAGGCAGTAATTGTGCAGTCTGCTGAAGGTCCGAGATTTTGACCATAACATCCCCCTGATTTGTGGTCAGGAGAATGTTACGTCATACGAAACTAATTTTCAATATAAGTTTCGTTAAACGTAATCTACGTTTTGGAAGCTCGGGACGCGATCTGGAGTGTCCGCATATAATCGACGGCTTTCGCTCTCGCGTCATCCGAGAGGCTGTCGAGCAGAAGCCACGCCTCGCCTTCCGGGCTTGTATGGAGCTCTTGAGGGTCCTGAAAGATCAAGGCTTGTTTTTCGACCTTAAGCGCCTTTGATAGACTCTCCAGATAATCCATATCCCAAGCCTCAAGATCGCGCTCCTTTAAGCTCACGCGAATCTTGTTTGTGCCCATTCTGTCGGCCAGTTCTTCCTGGGTGAGGCCGCGATAGATTCGCCATGCAGCAAAAAACGTCCGATATTTCGGGCGGGTACTGACCGGTTCTTTTTTCATGGATTTCTTTGGCATAACAGTATGTTACGCCACCCGAAACCACAGGTCGTTATCGTTTAACGAAACTTTTGTTGGCGAGCGAGTTACGCATAACGTAACTTTCTTTACATGACTGATTCGCCAATTCACCCTCTGAAGGCATTTCGCAAGGCCAAGAATCTCAGCCTTGAAGAACTTGCCAATGAAGTTGGGACCACCAAGTCCTGGCTCTCCCGCATCGAGGCAGGTGAAACGCCAGGTGCGACACTGATCACTCGACTGGTCAATTTTAGCGCAGGGGCGCTCACGCCGAATGACTTCTTCGGGGTGAGCGCATGAATCAGTCAGCTCAAAAAGGCGCTGATCGGCACCGAGTGAATGAACGGCTGGCCGCTGAGAACGGCGGTGGTCTGCTTGATTGCCGTCGGCACCATGTGGGCGGGCATTACGATTCGAGCGACCACGATATGCTCGACGTCTGCGCCGAAATGGTGCGTGGCGTAAAGCGTCCATCTCAAGCACGTCGCGCCGATCATCTCGATCGACGCTACACCTTCTGCGAAGACATCGGGCACGCGATCGGGATCGATCAAGCCCGGCACTACGTCGTTTTGCAATTCTTTGCCCCTTCCATTTCCCCAACGGCTCATCGCCGCGCGGGGACTGTCCGGCTTCGGGGCCACTCCAATCCATCCTTCTTTCACAACATGGTAACCGGCGCGTTGCGTCTGGCCGGTGCCGCATTTCTTGGGGCTTGATCATGACGCAACGCATAACGAAGCCTGCCGCAAACGCGAAATCAGCGCATTGCCGGATCAGGAATCAAAAACGGACAATCAGGAATCAGATTTCGCCCGTTATGCAAAAAGTGCAGAACATGCTGCCGCGCAGTAAGCCCGCGATGCACCTGCATCTTTTGACCGATCAACCGCTCTCGAATTGTCAAAAAGCACTCGCCGGAACTCGTGCTGAAAATCTCGATCTGGTGACAGCGCTTTTGCGGTCCGAGATGGGCCGTGAGGTTCTGTTTGCGCTGATGGGTGACGCAAGACCCGAGTGGTTTTCGAAGTACCGCAAGCAGCTCGACGTCAACGCCGCGTTCCGCGATCTGCATGAGGCAAAGCGCAAGGTCGAGGCACTCCAGCAGGAGTGCCACGAATGATCGACCCGGCCCATATCGTGATCGCCTTCTGCGCGATCCTCGTCGCAGCCTTTGGCTTCGCCTTCGCCGGCGTCGTTGTCGCCGTGCTTCGCGCGCGCGACCGCCGCCGCGCACGGCGTCACGCTGCCGACGTGATGATGCAGCCGCACGGCGAGCATCCCGGCCTCACCCCCGAACAGTATCGGCATTTCGAACGGCGCTTCATGGGAGCGCCACAATGAGCCGTGCAGCCGCAATGTTTCTGTGCGCACGCATTGCGCCGCATCTCACCGCCAGTCCGATCAATTCACAGTTCCGCGCTGACCGTGACGTTGCAACGTCGATGACGGGCGGCAAGGGGACCGAACCGGAGCGTGAGTTGCCGCGCTCCGGTTCGGAACATCCCGCGATCCTTCGGCACGGGAGGGCATCGTGAAGCAATCCAAGCGCATGTCGCTGATCGAAACCTGCCTGAACACGGGCGCAGGCTTCGGCATTTCGTTGTTGGCGCAGTGGTACTTCCTACCGTTGCTCGGGGTCACGATCTCTTTCCATCAGAATTTTCTGTTCGCGATCATCATGACTGTGGTGTCGATCTGTCGCGGCTTCATCCTGCGTCGCGTTTTCGAGGCGCTGCAGATCCGCGTTTCGATGCCAGCCTCAATCCTCGCGATCGCCGCCGAACGCCGGCGCCAGATCGATGTGGAGGGTTGGACGGCTGAGCATGATGACGAACATGAACCCGGCATCATCGGCATTGCCGGCGCGGCTTATGCCATGGCGGCGCGCTACCGCTATCAGGGCGTTCAGCAGATCAATCCTCCTGGCTGCTGGCCGTGGTCCAACGATTGGTGGAAGCCACAAGACAACCGACGCGACTTGGTCCGCGCCGGCGCGCTGATCGCAGCCGAACTCGACAGGATGGACCGTGACCGCAAGCGCAAGCACAACGTGGTGCGGGCATGAGCAAATCCAATATCGAGTGGACCGGTCATACATGGAATCCGATTGCTGGCTGCTCGCTCAAATCTCCCGGCTGCACCCATTGCTACGCTATGACGATGGCGCGGCGTATCGAGGCCATGGGCAATCTGCCGCACTATGCGGGGCTGACGAATGTCGTCAACGGCAACGCGGTCTGGACCGGCAAGATTGCGATGGCGCCGGACAGCATTCTCCTGCAGCCGCTGCAGCGGAAAAAGTCGACGACATATTTCGTCAACTCGATGTCGGACCTGTTCCACGAAGATGTGCCGGACGAATGGATCGATCGCATCTTCGCCATCATGGCGCTGGCGCCGCAGCACACATTTCAGGTGCTCACAAAGCGCAGCGCCCGGATGCGGAAGTATTTCGCTGCTGACGAGAAAGGACAGCGTGCTTTCTGGTATCGCGTGGACCGGGCTGTTGATCTGCTTTGTGCCGACCTCGGCCGCGGCCGTTACGAAATCCCAGCTTGGCCGCTGCCAAACGTGTGGCTTGGCGTTTCCTGCGAGGATCAACAGCGCGCCGAGGGGCGCATCCCCGATCTGCTCGCCACGCCCGCGGCGATTCGCTTCATCAGCGCGGAGCCGTTGATCGGCCCTATCTCGCTCCGCTGGGCGAAATGGGATGACTGGAATGGTCAGGACGGCAATCGGCGACCGACTGTCGATCACCTCGACGGCGCCCGAATGCTCGATTGGGTCATCGCCGGCGGTGAGTCCGGACCTGGCGCTCGACCGATGAATCCGGATTGGGTGCGAGAGCTGCGCGCTCAGTGTGCTGAAGCCCGGATCGCGTTCTTTTTCAAACAATGGGGAGCGCATCTGCCCGTCGGTCAAGTTCTGCCCGGCCGCGGGAAGGTTCATGGCGCGACGGCGGTCAGACCGGGCCGAATGAAATTGCACTGTGGCGGCAGCCAAAAGCAGGATCCGAGACATGTCTTTGCCGAACGCGGCGTCGAGTTCACATCGATGGATGACGGCCGTTTGACATTTCGCGTGGGAAAGAAAGCGGCAGGCAGATTGCTCGACGGCCGCGAACATAACGGCATGCCGGGAGCTGCTTCATGAGTGTAGCCCTCAACCCCGCAAACGAATCCGCGCGCACCGAGACGGCGCACCGCTTCGCCAAGGATCAGCTCAAGTCGATCATCGAACGCATCGAGCGGCTTGAGGAAGAAAAGAAGACGATCTCCGACGACATCAAGGATGTCTATGCCGAAGCCAAGGGGAGCGGCTTCGACGTGAAAGCGCTCCGCACCATCATCCGCATGCGGAAGGAAGACGCCGACAAGCGGCAGGAGCAGGAGACCATTCTCGAAACCTACATGCTCGCGCTGGGGATGCTGTGATGAGCGAACTCGTTCAAATCGAGCCGTCGGCAGAACTGGCGCTTTACGATCAGGCCTGCCGTTTGCTGGCCGAGGCCAAGGCCGTCGACGAAGTCAAGGAAGTCCTCAACCAAGCCGAGGCGATCAAGGCCTATGCCCGGCAGGCCGAGAACCGGACCCTTGAAGCCGACGCGCTGGAAATCCGGTTCCGAGCCGAGCGGCGGCTTGGCGAGATGATCCTGTCACAAAAGGAAACGGTCGGCCTGCATAAGGGCGGCCGTCCTTCGGAAAAAACCCGTTCCGAAAAGGAACAGGTTTTGGAGCCGCCGCCGATCAAGCTCCAGGAGGTCGGTATCTCGCGCAAGCTGTCGTCGCATGCGCAGAAGATGGCTTCCGTTCCACAGGAGAAGTTCGAGGCCTCGCTCGCGACCTTCCGGGATGAGGTTGCTTCGGCCAAGGGCCGGATGACCACGGACCTCCTGAAGGTTGGTGCCGAGGAAGAACAACGGCGGGCACGGCGCGATCTGGCACAGGCGCTCTCCGACAAGGCTGCGGAAATCACCGGCACCCGGAAATACCCGGCGATCTACTTCGATCCGCCATGGAAGCGAAAGCAGGGCCTAACCGACCGCTCCTACGAGAATCATTATCCGACGATGACGTGGGACGACATCGTCGCATGGGCGCGTCAGATGGCACCACTGCTGCTCGACGATGCATGGGGCTTCATGTGGGTGCCGCGCGCGCACATGCTGGCGCTTCATCGCACTGTTATTGAAGCTGAGATCGTCGAGACCGGCGAGATCGTCAAGGCATGGGTCAGGATGCCGCTCGCGTGGGCGATCGCTGAGGCAATGGGCTTCGATCAGTACTCGACCGCCTATGTCTGGACCAAGACCGACGAAGAATTCCCGGACGATATCGGTGCCGGCATTCTCGTTCGCGACCAGGACGAAATCCTCCTGATGTTCAAGAAGGGCCGGGGCCTGCCGAAGCCGCGCACCTTCGAGGTCGCGAACTCCAATCATCGGGAACGGTCAAAGCCGCTCGGCCACTCCCGCAAGCCGCAGCACTATCGCGACATGATCGCGCGCATGACCGGCGGTGTCCCTGTGCTGGAATGCTTCGCGCGCCATGATGAGAATTTCCCGCTGCCGCCGAATTGGGACGCGTGGGGCAACCAGGCACAGCCGTCGCAGCCTGAAAGCGGCATCCAGTTCGAGGTTGTCGATGCGCCTGCCGAGCAGGATGAGATTCCACCCGGCGCGACGATCGACCTGCCGGACGATTTCAGGATCGATGTGCCCGCGCCGCAACCACTTCCAGCGCGCGCCGATGATGGGCTTGATATTCCGGCATTCCTGCGGCGGGCGCCTGCACGGCAGGAGGCGGCGGAATGAGCGTCGCCTTGCGCGAACTGATCGTTGACAATTTCGCGGGCGGCGGCGGCGCATCGACTGGCATCGAGATGGCACTGGGACGCTCTCCCGACATCGCCATCAATCACGATCCGGTCGCGCTGGCCATGCATCAAGCGAACCATCCCGAAACGCTGCATCTGTGCAACAGCGTATGGAAGGTCGATCCCGACGAAATCAAGGGACCGATCGGGCTTGGCTGGTTCTCGCCGGATTGCAAGCATTTCTCCAAGGCAAAGGGCGGTCGCCCCGTCGAGAAGGGCATTCGCGATCTTGCCTGGGTGGTCGTTCGCTGGGCCATGCGCCGAGAAGGTGGGCCGCGCGTCATCATCCTCGAAAACGTCGAGGAATTCCGGACGTGGGGACCGATCGGCGGTGACGGCAAACCCTGTCCCGAGCGCAAAGGCGAAACCTTTCGGCAGTGGATTCGTGAACTCAAGCGTCATGGCTACAAGGCTATTGAATATCGCGAACTGCGCGCGTGCGACTTCGGCGCGCCGACGATCCGCAAGAGATTGTTCCTGATCGCACGTCGTGATGGCAAGCCGATCGTCTGGCCAAAGCCGACGCATGCGCCCGCCGAGGTTAATGCGGACGGCATCGTGACCAAATGGGCGAAGGGCCACGGGCTGACGCTGAAAGACCTTCAGGATATGCGCCCGTGGCGCACCGCCGCCGAGATCATAGACTGGTCGTTGCCATGCCCTTCGATCTTCGCCACCTCCGTCGAGATCATGGGCGAGCATGGCCTGCGCGCCGTGCGGCCGCTGAAACCTGCAACACTGGCGCGGATCGCGAAGGGCGTTCACCGTTATGTCCTTGCGGCAGCCAACCCCTTCATCGTCAGCCTGACACATCAGGGTGGTGAGCGCACAGAGGCGGTCACCGATCCGATGATGACCGTCACAGGCGCGAACCGCGGGGAGAAGGCCGTCGTTATTCCGACGTTGGTGCAGACGGGTTACGGCGAGCGGCCCGGCCAGTCGCCACGCGTTCCGGGTCTCGACAAGCCCCTCGGCACGGCTGTGGCGGGTGGCGTCAAGCATGCGCTCGTGACACCAATCATCGCCGGCGTCGGCGGGCGAATGGGCCAGACTGAACCTCGTTCGGGCGATGTGCCTTTGCAGACCCTGACAGCGAAGGCGGATTCAGTCGTGCTGACGCCGCTGCTAGCACGCACTGCGCATGGCGAGGTCGATAGGAACGGGAAGAGGCGGGGCAAGGGAGCTCACAGTCTCGAAGAACCGTTCTCGACCGTGCTGGCATCGCCGGATCATGCGGTGATCGCGCCGCATCTGACAAAGTTCCGCGCCAACAGCGTCGGCAGCGGGATGGATGAACCCGTGCCAACGGTCACGGCGAATAGCTACATCAAGAAGCCGGGCGGAGCCGCGCCGATCGGCGTCGTCGCTCCGCACCTGATGACAATGCGCAGTGCGCAGAAGCCCTTCAATGGCGCTGACGAGCCGACGCATACGATCACCGCTGGTGGCGCGCATCTCGTTCGCCAGTTCGGGACGGCTGTCGGTTCATCGCTCGATGATCCTGCCAAGACGGTGATGGCCGATGGTGGCGGCGGAAAATCGCAACTCGCGGCATCGTTCCTGACGAAATACTACGGCGTTCACCAAGACTCCGGCATCGATGAGCCTGTTCATACCGCAACCTCGAAACCTCGGTTCGGGCTTGTCGAGATTATGGCCGCAATGCCGCCGTTCGGACCCGAGCATTACGAACGCGCGCGGGCGGTCGCCGATCTGCTGCGCGAGCATGGTCTTTGGGATGATCGCGAGTTTGTGACGTTCGATCTGCACGGCGTCACCGTGGTGCTGACGGACATCGGTATGCGCATGCTGGTGCCGCGCGAGTTGTTCCGCGCGCAGGGATTTCCCGAGACCTACGAAATCGAGACGGGCGTCTTTCCGGTCGAGCGCGAGGCCGAGGGCGCGCGCTGGACCGAACACGAGCGGCGTCCGATCAGCAAGACCGACCAGGTTGCCAAATGCGGCAACAGTGTTTCGCCGCCGATGGCGTGCGCGCTTGTCGCGGCGAATTGCGGCGACATGGCCGAGATCGCGGAGGCCGCCGAATGACGCAACCGCGCCATCGCTTGGGCGAGCCTAATCGTCTTCCGCGCAAAACCGAACGCGAATGCCTGAACGGGTGCGGCATCGTCAAGGTGACGCGCCATGAAGGCCAGCAGCACTGGATCGAGTTCTGGTGCATCGGCGACATCGAGAAACTGGATTGCGACCGCACGCCGCCATGTGTGGCCGCCAACCCTGCCGGCGGGAAGCCGGTCACCATGGAGGCATGACCCATGAACAAGCAGACGACGATTGCCGCGGCATCCGCCGCAGCGCTCCTGACGAAGACCGATCCTAATTCACCCGCATTCTCCATTGCCATTTCCGGCGATATCGAGATCAAGCCTGGCACAGCGTTTCTGGGCCACACGTATGATGGCAGTGAAGTCATTCGTTTCCCGGAGGCTATCCGCACCCCCGGCGCCGACTACGCCATCGTGGCGCTGGATGACGGCAGGCTGGAGATCGCCCGCCATACGTTGCCGGGCATTCCGAACAATGCGCTCGGCGGCTTCCATTATGCGCCGGGCGGCATCGCCGTTGAACGCTGCGGCGGCGACAGTGTGCCCGCGATCAATCCTTACTCGCTGTGGGATCGCAACTTCCGCCCGGCCTGCGCCGACCCGCGCGGCATGGCGCTGATCGAGCGTACCTATGGTCGCAAATTCTGGTGCGATATCTATCTGCTCGGCCAGAACCATCTTGCCAATGGCACCAGCAGGTTCGGCGTGACGATCGCCGACGGCAACGATCAGCCGACAAATCCCGCGACGGGCAAGTCGTTCGAGAATCTGGATTACGAAACCGCCGTCGCGGTGATGGCGCATCACGGCAAGCAGCTTCTCTCGTTCTCTGAGTTTGCCGCCGCGACCTGCGGGGTGACGGAGAAGTCGGCGGCCAAGGACGATCCGGAGAAGACCGGCCTCGATGCGGCGCGCACCAGCAAGTTCGGCATCATGCAGGCGACCGGCAACATGTGGGTCTGGGGCCATGACGGCGATCCGGACGAGCCGCGAGCGTCGTTGTTTGGCGGGAGCTGGTGGAACGACGGCGACGCGGGCTCGCGCTACGCGTACGTCGCCTACTACTGGCCGGGCCTCTCGGGCGGCCGTCTGGGCGCTCGGGGCCGCAGTGATCACCTGCAACTTGCATAGGCGCTGCGGCAGCAGCGCCGCGTGAACCCGCGATGATCGTCAGGGATGAAAATTCTGCAACCGACGCCTTGGCGATTGTCGAGCGATACGAGGCCTTCGTGACCTATCTCTATCCGATCCTTCAGACCAGTCCGCGCAAGCACGGCGTCTTCCGTGATGTCGTGCTGGCGCAACTGTTCTCGCCGATCGGAGGGCTTTATCACGCGGCCAAGTCTCGCCAGGTGTCGCGGCTGCATGCCGTCGATGCCGAGTTCGCGACGTTGCGTTCGCACATGCGTTTCATGGTCCGCTCGACCGTAAGGATCATCACGCCGCACCCCGACATCTCCGGCGATCTTCTCCACGCCACCTGCTGCGGACCGGAAAGGGAATCCTACGTCAACCTTGAAACCGGGGAGCCGCTGAAAGACGGCGAGCCGATTCCCAAGCCCTTTAAATTCCGGGCGCGGGATTTCCGATGACCCGCCGCTATCGCAACCTGATCGGCCGCATCACCGATCCGCGCACCATGGAAGCGGCGCTGCGGCTTACGGCGGCAGGCAAGCGGCTGACGCCCGGCTTTCTCGAATTCAAGGAATTCGGTCCGCTGAACCTGCAGCTTCTCGCCCGCGAGATGCGGGACGGGAGCTATCGTCCAGGCGAGCCGCGCGAGTTCTATGTGTTCGATCCAAAGCGGCGGCTGATCTCTGCGCTGCCGTTTCGCGACCGTGTCGCGCAGCAGGCATTGTGCCTGGTGATCGCGCCGATCTTCGACCGCGCGATGCTGCCGCGTGCCTTCGCCAGCCGTCCCGGCAAGGGAACGCATGCCGCCGCCGCACTGCTGCAGAGTGAGTTGCGCCAGCGGGTACGGCGCGGGCAGGCGACGTGGTTTCTCAAAACGGACTTCTCGGCCTATTTCGCATCGATCCAGCGTGATGTGCTGTGGCGGCTAATCGAGGCGAAAATCTCCTGCCGCGCTACGCTGGGGCTGATCGAAAGCATTTTGCCGCGCGAGGGCATCGGCCTGCCGATCGGCAACCTGACATCGCAGATCTTCGCCAACGTCTACACCGGCGCCACACTCGACCGGCATTTGCAGCAGACGCTCGGCGAAAAGTCCTGGTATCGCTACATGGACGATCTGGTGGTGCTGGGCGATGACCGGGCGCATCTGGAGCAGGTGAAGGCCAGCATCGAGGAATTCTCGCGCCGCGAGCTGGGCCTGCGGTTCTCAAAATGGCAGATCTCGCCAGCCGCGCGCGGCATCAACTTCCTCGGCTATCGGATATGGGCCAGCCACAAGCTGTTGCGGCGTGACAGCGTCACCCGTGCGCGCCGCAAGATCGCGGCCTATCGCGCCGGCGGCGAAATCCGGCGGTTACAGAAATTCCTCGCTGCGTGGCTCGGCCACGCCTGCCATGCCGACAGCCGCAACCTTGTGCGGAGCCTTGGCCTTTTGCCGATCGAGCGGAGGCGAGGATGAATGCGCCCACGCGCCCGGTTCTTCGATGGCATGGCGGCAAGTGGCTGCTTGCACCGTGGATCATCTCGCATTTCCCGGCGCATCGCATTTATGTCGAGCCGTTCGGCGGCGCGGCCAGCGTGTTGCTGCGAAAGCAACGCGCCTATGCCGAGGTTTACAACGATCTCGACGATGACGTGGTGAACCTGTTTCGCTGCCTGCAGGATCCATTGAAATCCGCGCGGCTTCGCGAACTGTTGGTGCTGACGCCGTTCGCCAGGCGGGAATTTGAGATTGCGTGGGATCAGTCCGACGATCCCGTCGAGACGGCACGGCGGCTGATCATTCGCGCCTTCATGGGCTTCGGCTCTAACGCCCATAGCCCGCTCGGGCGCGGTCACAAGACGACCGGCTTCCGGGCCAATTCATCGAGGTCGGGCACCACGCCCGCCTACGACTGGTCGCACTATCCCGATTGCCTCGATGCCATCATCGAGCGGCTGCGGGGCGTCATCATCGAGCATCGCGACGCTGTGCAAGTGATGAAATCGCATGACGGGGGGGGCACGCTCCACTATGTCGATCCTCCTTATGTTGCCTCAACGCGCTCGCCGGCGAACAAATACGATCTGAAACACCGGATGTACCGGCACGAACTGTCAGATGCCGATCATGTCGAGCTTTTGGCTGGCCTTCGCGAACTAAGCGGAATGGTGGTGCTGTCCGGCTATCCGCATCCGCTTTACGACGATGCCTTGCACGATTGGCGGCGCATCGAGCGTCCGGCATTGGCCGATGGTGCGCGCCCGCGCACCGAAGTGATCTGGGTCAATCCCGCATGCGCGACCGCACTCAGCCGGGTGCATGGCCGTCAGCTCACCTTGCTTGAGGCGGCATCATGACGGATGCGCACGATCGCCTCGGAGTCTTCATGTCAGGCCGCGCCCCAGAGGCGCTGATCGCGGCGCTGGTGCTGACGCGCCTTGTCGTCGAAGGCGGAGAACTCGGCGAACTGGCAACGCGCCTGGTGCCGACGCATGACGGCGACCGGCGCGAGGTCAAGACCGTGCCGCTGGAATGGCTCAACCGCCTCGCTACCGCCGCGGAGCGTGGCGCGCTGACGAAATACACGGTCGAGCAGATCGTTCAGCACATTCTGTCCCGGCCCGCGGGCACCGTTCCGTGAGGCTATGTTCTGTTGCGTCGTGTGTTCGATGAAACCAAGAAACCAAGAGAGAAAAGATGAGCATCGAAGCGCTCAATTGGGCGCGCAAAACATATGTCGGCGATGCCATGGGCAAATCGCTCCTGCGCGCCATCGCCGACTACGCCGACGAAAACGGCCACGGCTGGCCATCCCTGACACGGCTCGCCAACGATTGCGACATGTCTGTCGACAGCGTCCGCCGGCGGCTCAAGTCGCTGGAGGAATTGGGGCTCGTCGTCACATTCCGTGCATGGATGGATGAGCACGGCAAGCGCAACCAGGATGGGCGTGGCCGCGAGACCTCGCGTGATATCCGCTGCATGCTCGAGGTGATGCGGACGCGCGATACCGAGGACACCGACGCATCGCAAGACGACGATCAGGCCGAGACCCCCCTAGCCAATAGCAAGGGGGGTCTGGCTACTGGCGAGGGTAGCCAACAGCAAGGGGCGGGGTCGCAGTCTGCTAGGGGCGGGGTAGCACTCCAGCCACCCCTAGAACCACCACTTAACAACCATCTAAAAGATTCTCCCCCCAACCCCCCTCCGGGGGGGTGTGATCCGAAATCTGATGATGGAAGCGGGCAGGCTGAGCCGGAACATTTCGCCGAGTTTAGGCGGGACTATCCGATGCCGTCGATGTGGGATTGGCGAAAGACGCTCGGGGTGTTCGTGGCGCTGACACCTGCGGAAGCCGAACATGCGCGCGCCGCTGCTGCGCTCTACGCCAAGCAATGCTCACTTCCGAAAGCTCCGAAGCCACGCCGACCGGACATGTGGCTTCGCGACCGGATGTTCGAGAATTTTCCGAATGCGAAATTGCAGCCCGAACCGGCGCAGCGCGTGTTCATCGCCGAGAATAGCGACGATTTCGCGGCGATGTGCGTCGTTGCGCGGATCATCGACCGGCCACAGCCGAGAGCGACAGATGTTCCCGGTCACGGCACGGGCGTGATGCGCGCCGGTGCGATTTCGCCGGACTATCGCGCGATGCATCAGTTTCGCCAGCTCCGCCGTGATGACGGTTTTGTCGCGGAAGCGAATTCACCGGAGTTCGTGGCGTGGGCGCGTCGGCTGCACGACTGGACCGGACAACACGTTGAGGCCGGTATCGTCATGCTGGAAGGAACCACGATGATGGAAATGGGCCTCGGCAGGCCGCCCATCGAGGTGCGTCGACGAACACATGGCCTTCGTGTGCCGTGCCGCTGGCCGCCACGTAAGGATGGGACGATCAATCTGGAAATAGCCGATAACGGAGGCGAGGGTGAACAAGATGCTTAAAATCGGGGACTTCGTTGAGGTTGTGGAACGGCCCGTGCAGAAAGCCGATGCGCCGTGGCACCTCGCGATGACGCGTGGTGGACGCGAGAACGCGGCGAAGGATTTCCTCGGCAAGTACGGTTTCGAGGTCTACTTTCCTCTGACGCGCATCATGCGACCGATCAGCCGAAAGCAGATGTCGCGCAAGCAGCGCGCCGCAGGCGCCGTCGTGAAGCGGGCTGTGCTCAGGCCAGTGTTTCCGTCCTATCTGTTCGTGCGCTTCGATCTCAATGACGATCGCAGGCATGGCTGCTTCGATGCGGCAGGCGTTCATGGTCTCGTCTGTGCAGGTGATCTGCCTGTCCCTGTCGATGCGGAACTGATTGCTCACATGCGCGGGCAGGAGATCGATGGCGCTATTCCAGGCGTGATCCTGATGCGAAAGCTGTTTGATGTTGGTGAGACAGTGAGAATTGCACAGGGGCCATTCGCCGGATTTAGCGCGGTGATTGAACAGCTTCCGGCATCATTGGCGCAACAGGCGCGCGAGGGGAGGATCGAGGACATTGACGAATCGGAACGCGTGAGTCTTGCTGTCGACATCTTCGGGCGCATTGCGACCATGAAGATGGCGGTAGGAATGGTCGAGAAACTGTAGCCACCCTGTCAGCCACACCTTTAGCCACCCCGTAACCACCCGGAGTGCTGCGCTTACGTGAAACAATCTTGATCAAGCCCCGCAAATGCGGGGCTTTTGCATTATGAATTGAGTAGTTCGGCTTGTGCTGCTCGTAATACATCCATGGTGTAGGCGGCGATGCCTTCACCACGTGCATTGGGCAACAGCTTGGCACCACCACCGTGGAAGGCTTGGTACGCATCGGCCCGCTGGCTTAAGCTGCGCCTCACCATCTTCATCCGCGATAACTACACCTGCCAGCAGACAGGCGTCATCTGTGCGGGCAAGTACCCTGCACCCGATAGTCCTGTTGCTGACCACAAGGTACCTCACCGAGGCGATCCCGTTCTCTTTTGGGACCCTGACAACATCCAAACCGTGACGAAGGCCTATCACGACAGCGAGAAGCAGAAGGCCGAGCAAGGCAGCCTGCAAGAGCGCGGTGTTTGGTACTGACGGGGGGGCGGGTCAAAAGTCTGGAAGAGTGGGGCGCCCTTAC